TTGGCTTCGGGGATGCGATACAGGAAATTGTGACCGCCAGCGCGGAGGAATCCTATGAGACATACTGCGCCAAGGTAGACGCTGTACTGGACGCGATGCCGGACAAGACCGCAAAACTGGTGCGGGCCTATCCGCCGGCAGTGTACGGCAATGCAGGTACTACGATATCGCTCTTATACAAGAGCGATGCGAACTACGCGGTCCTATCCAATATCGGCAGTGCAGACGCGGGGCTGTGCGGATGGCGGATGTTCAAGCTACGCCACCCATCATCGTCGAGTCCA